AGTTGTCGCACTCCCAACGCGGGTTGAGCAAGTACGCCTCAACCAGGCGATTTTCCCATGTCGACTTGCTCGGGGTCGTGCCTTCGTTCGCATCGCGGAACGAGACCGACGGCAAGCCGGTGCGCACCAGCGTTTTGTAGTTGAGGCCCTTGATCGAGCGAGCCGCGCCGAGCTGAACCTCGGGCGAGTACGTTACGACTTCCTCGATCAGACCGACGGCCGCGTCCGAGCCGTTGGCCTTTGCAATGTCCAAAAGCGTTGTAACTGCCATAGTTGGCTATCCCTTATGTTCGGTTGTTGGTTGGTTTGAAAACTGAACCCGGCCGAGACCAGCGTCGCGCGACGTGCGCTAGCTTTTCTTGGTCGGCATACGAATCCCCGCGGCAAACTTGGCGAGACCGGGACCGACCGCCGCCTCTTGCTGCTTGGTCGGCGCTGGCTTGTCGTCCGCGTCGTCCGCGTCGTCGGCCGTCGAGAAACTCACCGGCGACGACTCGCCGCGGAGCTTCGCGAGCTTGCCCGACAATTCCTTGTTGTCGGCCTCGAGTTTCTTGATCCGCTCGAGATTCGCCTCGGTGAACTTGGCCTGCGATTGCTCGAACGTGAGCCCCTGCGCGAACCAAACGCCGCCTTGATCGCCGAACGCCGACAAAAATCGCTTGCCGTCGGTCTTGCCCGATTCGACACCACCGGCCGACAGGGCGCTATCGTCGGCCTTTGGTTTCTCGGGTGGCTGTGTTTCGGTTTCCGTTTCGGTCTCGACCTCCGTCTCGGTTTCGGTTTCCGAGGTCGCCGCATTGGCCGCAGCGACGGCCGCCTCGGCCATCTTCTTTTGCGCGTCGTCGAGCTTGGTCGGGTCGAGGCCCATTTTCTCACACCATTGTTCGAGGGTCATCGCCTCGGCTTGCTTGTCCGCGTTGCCGTCGGTCGTATCGGTCTCAGTGGCATTGGTTGCCATCGTTTTTTGCTCCTTTGAAAACACGGCGACCGCGACGTCGCGCCCGCTCTTTGAAAACTGAACGCTAGTTGATCCGTCAGCCCCGTACGGACATACGGCGATACCGCGGAGAGTCCATTGACGGATAACGGCCGCGGGTCCCTCGAGGTCGTAACCGTTGACCGTCGCCGACATACCTCGGGGTATCTCTTCGATCACCAAATTATCGGGGTCGAAAAAGATCGACGCCTCGTAAGGAACGCCCTCGCGTGACTTGTGAATCACTTCCGACGCTCGATCGCCGTCGGCGTAGGGAGTGAGCGCCCCGCTTGCGACCAGGCCGTCGCCGTCAACTGTAAATTTGTTCGCGTAGCCGATCACCTCGGCCTCGTTGTGGCAGTAGTCGAGGGGAACTCTCGACTTGCTGGTCATGCCCGACAGGTCGTGAGCCACCCGACCCCAGTACCAATGCTCGATCGGTTGAGCGCTTCGCGCAACGAGCTTGATCGGCACCGTTTTTGAGCCCGAGCCGTTATCGCCTTGGGTAATCTCGGCCGCGAACCGCAACGCCTCGACGGGAACTTGCTTCTTGGTTGTGTTAGCCATTCGTCACTACCTCGAGCTGTTGCGATTGGGTTAGAGTCTTGTCAAACGTGATGCCGCGCTCGCGTGCCGCTTCCTCTTCCGCTGCCAGCTCGTCGAGCACCTCATCGAGCGATCGGCCGCGAGCTTTGGCGAACTCCGTGCGCGAGCCGAGGCCCGCCGCAATCGCTTCTTTCTGTGCCTGAATTTCCTTCAATGGGTCGATCCAGGGCATGCCGGCCGGCACCCAGTCCCAATTCAACTCAGCCGGGTCTCGATCGAGCTGCAACTCGCCATCGATCGCCGCTAGCCGCATGCGCCACAGCGTCCAATCGTCGAGGCGTGCCCGGTTGTGCCCCTGCTTGGTCGTTGCGCTCATCTGATACTGCAATAACGCCTGGCGAGCGCCGGAATAATTCGTGAAGTTTTCCGCGTAGAAACTGTATGGAATGTCGAGCGCCTTGATCGACATTCCGATCGTCGACTGCAAATAGCTTTGCAACTCGGTCGACGGCGACTTGCTCTCGAGAAAGTCGGCTTTGTCGCCCGGTTCGAGGTCGAGCAGCGTCGGCCCGCGTCCAAAATCAATCTTGTATCCCGTGTCGTCATCCTCGGCCGCAGAGCCTAGGTCCTCGCTTTTCTCGCGATAGATCGCCAGCGCGAACAACTGCGAGACGAGCAATTTCCCGAGCGCGTAGTCGATGCCCTTATATGTGTCCCGTAACGTGTTGAGCGCGGGGGCGAGGGGTGAGATTCCGCGAACTTGGTCGAATCGATCGAAGTAGCCGTGCAGGTAACAATTACGAGCGTCGAGCCAACGCTCGAACTGCATGCCGACGCGACGTTGTCGCTTGTGGACCGCGTACGCCAGAGCCGCGCCCGCTTCATCGACTTGAACGCCGTGAAACAATCGAGCCGCGTCGCCAGGCCGCGTCGTGTCGCCGCCGATGGGGTCGCGAATGCGATCGCCCTCGACCCATTGCACCCGACCATTGCCGAGGCGTACCTCGAGAATGTCGCCGTCGAGGGTGCGACGAGCTTCGGCGAGCCGAGTCGCCGACGCGAGCGAATGTCGACCGGCCGCGTCGTATTCCCGAGGCTGGCTCACTCGGTACATCCAGCCCTCGAGGTACTTGTTGAGCCTGCGATCCGCTTTGCCGGCCGCGTCGAGCGTTTTTGCCTGGAAAGTGAACGTTGAGACGTAGTCGAGGTGGCGACGGACGGCCCAGGCCGCGAGCGAAAAGTTTCGAGTTATGTCTCGCGACGCATTGACCAGGCCCGCACGCTCGACGCCGGTCAGCTCGTCATCTTCGTGGCGAGTCGTGAGCGCCGGCGACTTGCGTCGGCCCGTCGACAAGACAGCGTCGTAGCCGAACATTCCGCGAGCGAGCGTCGAGACTTTCGCAAGGAAGCCCATCTAGTCGGCCCCCATGTAAATCTGTCGCGTCCGCTTAAATGTCCCGGCTTCGAGTGCCACTTGTTTTTTCCAGTAGGCGAGACGCTTCTCGAGGTCGGCCCGATACTTGACCGAGTTTCCGCCGACACTTGCCGAATCGACGCCGACCGCCTTGAGCAACGACGCTTGTAGCGCTGTGACCATTTGCTCGGCGTGAGTCGGCGACGGCATACCAAAAACCCGAGGGGGATCGTTGCCGAGCCCCTCGGGCTCGGAGTCTATCGCTGCCAAGCGTCAGACAGATAACAAAGCTACCCGCTCTCGATTCCTGCACAGCGCCAAAGCCGCGTGATCCGCGTTTCTGCTTACTCGTTTTCGACCCGATCGCCTCGGCGCAGCTCGTAAGCCTTGTCGACCCGGCATTGTCCGCAGCTCTTGCACTCGGTTCGGCGAAACACAACATGCGAGTATTCACCAAACGTCGGATGGTCGCCGCTAATTGCGTGCTCGGTCGTATCGTGGTATGCCGTCCTCTCGGTTGATCCGCACGCCCGGCAGCTCGTCGGGAATGACTCGACGACTTTCGGTTGTTCGCGCTTCGGTTGCTCTCGTTTTTGATCCTTCATCCGTACACCCATTTGGCTAGGACTCCGTTAAGTAACTGACTTTCTTGCGCTTCGGTTTCGGCGTCGACTGTGCCACCGAAACCGGCAACAAGCCTTGCATCGGCACCCCTTCACGCGCCGCCGCCGCGGCCGAGTAGGCGCTCGCGTCGAGCTTGTGGTTTGCCCCGACGCAACGCCATTTCCCACCGACCTCATGCTCGGCGCAAATTTGCTGTGCGTACTCTCTGTGTTCCAGCTCATCGCCGACGAGTCGGTCGACCGTTTTGTCGCCAACGCCCCAGAGAGTGAGCGCCCGAGGCTCAAGCGAGCCGTTTCGCTCGACCGGCGTCGACCATCGGTCATGCTGCCACCTTTTCCAATAGTCTGCGTCGATAGCTGTATGCCAGTACAGCTCGCCGTTGTGCTGCTTGCGTATCTCGACCACGCCGACGCAATTAGACCGGCGATCTTTGGAGCGTCGAACGACGTCGGCAAACTTGCCCGAAACGCAACCTTCGCTTTGCCCGTGACCGGCGAGGGGATGCCAACCCGGCGAGGCCAGGCACCAGGCGACGACCGCCTCGGCCCGATAGCGTGTATCGACATAGGCTCGCCGCGGGAGTATCACGCCGCCCGACTCGGTTTCGAAGCCTGGCCCGATCACCTCGTCGCGCAGTCGCGACAATGCCGCCGTGATCGCGTCGTCGAGCCCCTCGTCGCTTCCCTTTTTCGCGCCGCGAGTTTCTACCTCGCCATAGTCGACGACGATCGGGAATCGACCATCCGAACGCCAGGCAGTAGCGCACCAGTCTAGTTTCCATTTGCCGACGTCAACGCCGAGGGTCACAAAATAGCCCGACGGCACAAACCCGCGCGCGTGCCCGTTGAGACGCTTGCACAGTGGTTGCCACTCCATGCGCTCGGAGTCGACGGCCGCGTCGTCGGTTGGGTCGTTGTCGAACTCGGCCGAGACCCGCTCAGCCCCGAGAATCGCGACCAGGTTAAAATAGTGCTGCAGCGCCGACAGCTCGTGAGCTTCGTGTCTATTGGGATTGCTTACCTCGGCACCGGCGTCCATTGCCGCCCGGTTGGCTGCGTAGAACTCGTGCGCGTGCTTGGTCCCGAGTCGAAAATCATCTTGGTAGGCTTGCGTGTATCGGTCCCACAGCTCGACATTGTCGGGCGGTTTGACCAGGAACCGGAACCGTACACCGTGCCAGCTCGGCTTGGCTTTTGGGTCGGTATATTTCGCCGAGACGCTTAGCCGCGACTGAATCGAAGTGAGCATCACGCGACGGGCTCGGCGCTTTTGACCGCCGAGACCACCGAGAGCGCCGTCGATTCTTTTCTCGAGCTTTCGCGCCGACGCGTCGCTCTCCGCTGTCTCTTCTGTGTCGGGGTCGTCGATCACGACCAGGCGAGGCCGTCGACCCTTGTAATTGAACCCGCGGATACTCCCCTCGAGGCCCGCCGTCGTAACGCAAGCGTCGAACGACTTAGAACCGGGAACTTGCGGGAACGTAACGACGTCGCCCGACCATTTGAACCGAGCCAGCGCCTTGATATACGCCTCGCCCGTCTGCTCATTCGTTCCACTCGCGAGCAATGCCGACGCCTTTTGAGGTGAACCGGCGACAGCTCGCACCGGATAAACAACCTCGGGGTAATCTTCGGCCAAGCGATCGTTGCCGTCGATTTCAGCTCGCAAGGTCTCAAGCGACGAGGCCGCATCGGTCGCCGTCGCACCGACGAGAATCGCGACATTTAACGCGCCCTGCAGAACGTATTTCAGCAGGGTACGCCGTGCGATCATCGATTTACCCTCGCCCCGGCTCGCGGCGATCGCTTGATCGCCATAGTCGCTACTCAAGTCGATTGCCCGGCCGATGCTTTGGATCATAAAGCGCTGTTGTGTGGTGAATTCGTAGGTGAACGCCTCAATACCGTC